ATCTTGATGAAAATAAATTTTTGCTTTAGGGTATCTTTTTGATAAATTTTTGATGTCTCTAATACCCGATTCTTTAATTAGTCTTTTCATACTAAATAAATACTATATAAAATAAAAAACCCCATTTATGAAAATGGGATTTCTTGTATTTGACTTAATGTTTTAAAATATTCAACTCTTGTTTTGGCAATTTCCACATAATTTGGTGATAACTCAATACCCAACCATCTACGCCCCAATATCTCTGCTGCCACCAAACTTGTTCCTGACCCAGCAAATGGGTCTAATACTACATCGTTTTTGTAGGACAATATTTTAATCGCCTTTGTTGGGATGTCCATTGAGAAGGTCGCCTTGGTGAGTGATTTAGTATCTGCAAAGTAATTCCACTGGCCAAAAACAAGTTCCATAAATTCTTTCTTATCTTGTTCTTCATATACCACTTTATTTTTTATGGTTCCATCCTCCTGAATAATTTCAGTTGGTGTTCCCTTCCACTGTGGTTCTCCTTTAACCTTTTTGATGTGTAATTTTTTATACGCCAAAATAACACATTCTTTTGGGTTATATATATAAGGACTTGACGGTGACATCCAAGATCCCCACGCAGTTGTTTTACTACGATGAGGTGATTGTTCTTCAAGGTCAACAATACCAAAGAACCCAAACCCTATCTCTTTCATTATTTGATACATCTCAGAAACAAAAAAGATTCTTCCTCCTTTCTTTTGTCTGTTAATTTCATACGGTATGTTTAACGCAATTCTACCATCATCTTTTAACACATTATAGGCTTCAGTTAACCAATTCTTTGCAAAGACCAAGTATTCTTGAAACTCCACGTCATCATCATGAGTATCATAAGCAATACCAACACCGTATGGTGGTGAGGTAACAATTAAATCAACACAACCTTCAGGTAAGGTTTTCATCACTTCAACACAATCTCCAGTTATTATTTTTCCTGTTTCTATCATTTTTTTTCCAATGTTTTAATGTGATGTTGTAAATACCAAAGTGCCTTTTTAAGATCTTCAAGTTCTTTATCTTTATTTTTCTTACCCGCTCTTGAGATATATTTTACGGTGTTTCCTAAACTAAAACCCAAATCCCAAGCATCTATAACTTTGATTGCTTCGTATGGATTTTCTTCACCACCGTAATGGTTGGGGTGATTAACTTGTTCCATTTAAATCGTTTCTTTTTTAAAATTTTCTGATATTTTTTTCTGATTAATATATGAAATCAGTTTTCTTTTAAAGATAGGTAACAATGTTTCCTGTATTGGAAAAATACCTTTACTCGTCATTTCAAAAACCGGTAACTTATTATTTTCAGAATTCCATATTGAAAAATTATTAATTATTTTTGTAAATGTCAAATCTTTAACTTCAGAATAAATTAAATTTACTTTTGTTTTACTTTCAGGGGAACCTTTAGCTGCCGGTTTTATGTTATATTCCCAAACATATATTTTATTATCTAATGTGTCGTTGAAGTAGAAATACCCTGTGTCTGAAACTGTTTCTTTTGCTCTTCTATTTGGTTTCATGTCCACATTATCATAAACTATTGTCCAAACGGATTTTGCTATGTTAAAATACTCTAACATTCTAGGGGCACTATAACTTAATATTTGTATAAATTCTTTTGATTCATCATCATTTAGTTTAGGTATCTCTTTTAACTTTAGATCCTTAACTAATAACTCATCGTCTACTGAGTCTAATTTCTTATTTGTATAGATAATTTTTTTATCTCTAATAAGTGTCTGCACATTTGCGAGATGTAATGAAAGTTCTATAAATCCAGGATAAAGTTCCATCTTATCAAGTTTATCTCCCATTTTTTGAAAGTAAGACAATAACTTATATTCTTTGTGTTCTCTGTCAATTGGTTTTTCAAACATCCAATCGGTGTCCATCAAAAATTCTATTTTCTTTTTTCTTCTCATTTGACATAATAATAATCATAATTTGTTAGTCAGTAAATATTAATCTATTCTCATTACAACATAATCAGTCCCATTGATGTCAACTTCATCATAACTACCATCATAACTATTTAAATCACCATAATCTCCATTTCTAACTAAATCATCCAATAATTCTCTTGTATCAATAAAATCGGCAATATCTCCACCCATATTATCTAACCATCCGGCCGGATCATTACCTATCTCATTTTCTAAGTAACTATCAACCGCCTCTTCAATACTACTTTCATCAGGATCCCCATCAGGATTTTCTTTTATATCTTCTATTTCTGAGTCTATATAACTAATTCTATCTTCACGATTAGTTTCATGTTCTTCGGTGTCCTCATCATCATATAATTGTCTTGGTGGAACAACTTGACCATCCCTATATAATATCGAATTATTTCCTTCTCTCCTATATTGTAATTCATTATGTTCAGAATCATAAAAATCAAATGTTCCATCTTTTTCTTTTGATGGGTACATGATTGGAGCCCTTACTCCTTCATTTTCGTAAACCCATTTTTCCATTTCTAGTAACCAAATTTCCTCTTCTTGAGAATTACTTAAATCTTTTTCAACTCCATAATTATCAGGATCATCTCTTACCCAGTCTTCTACAGAATCCCTATAATATTCTTTTATTTTATCTTCATCAATATAACTTGATAGAGTGTCTTTACTAAAATAATTATCAAGTTCATCAATTTGTTGTTCATAATAATCCTCCAATGAATCATCAGCTTCCCTATATTCACCAACTGCAAATCTCATTTGTGTTGACAATGACTCAAACTCGGCCAAATTATAATGGGAACCTGCCGGATATAGTTCATATACATCATTTTTATCTTCAATTAAACTATCAATGTCTTCTTGTATACTATCTATTTCTTCTTGTATCTCATCAAATTTGTCATTGTAGTCATATTCATCAGTATCTGTACTTAAATTTTCTTGTTCTTCTTCTTTATTTTTTATTCTTGTTTTAAGTTCCTCAAGTTCTATTTTTTCGTCATCATCAAGAGATAATAAAAAACCCTCATTTACTGCATACTTAAAAACCGCATTGGCTCTTGGGCTTTCGTACCCAGTATTTTTTATATCCCAATCACCATCTTCTCTTTTTTCATTTTGCTCATCATATTTGGCCCGTAATTTTCTTTTTTCAATAACTTTTTCGTAAGGGGTATTCCAAAAAGTTTTAGATCCCGTAACCTTAACATCATCCAATGATTTAACATTTGTGTATGAAACATTCAAACCTCCTTCAACCTCAATGTTTCCAATTTTATAAATTTTTTGTTTACCATCAATATTACTAAGATTAAGGGTACCATTAACAACAAGTTTTTTACCCCTAAATTTTGGTAAATAAGGTATTGCATGAGCCATAAAACCAACTTGTCTTAAATATTGTATATATTCTTCAGGCGAAATATAAACTTTTTCAATTTCATCTTCTTTAATTAATTTAAGGATAATACTAACAAGTTTATTTTCAGTAAGTCTTATTTTTTTTTTCATATAACAATAAATATGAAACATTTACAAATAAGACAATAGACTGATATTTATGTTTAAATAAACATTAAAAAACAATTTGTTATGGGATGTGGTTGTAAAAATAAAGGAAATCAACAAGCTTCAGCTCCTCAACAGGCAGCAAGACCTCAAAATGAACAGGTTAAAAATCAATCAGTTCAAGAATCAGTAAAGAAGATAGTTGAGAAATATTATAATAAAAAGTAATTAATTTCCTTTGGCCAAAAGAAAGTAAGGTGGAATTTTTTCCACCTTTTTTGTATTTATAATTATGGACAATTCAAACTTAAAAGAATTAATTGAACTATTCAATAGTGGGTATTGGGAAAAAAATGTAAAGCCATACTTTAAAAGAGTTCGTACTTTTTTAAAGTACGTTGCAGTAAAAGGTTTATCTGAAAAAATTAGTGTTGAAACATTAGATAACGAAGACTATAATGAAGGTCCTGATTTTTTTGAGTTTTTAAATGAGAATGGTTATTTAAAAGGAAGAGAGTATGATGATTTTGATGATGAACTTAGAAATTATTTTTTATCTTATTGGATTTCTGTTGACCCAAATAACGCATTTAAATATATAACGGATTATATTATAACCGATGTAGAAATTAGAGATGATGGATTTTGGTTATATTTAATGGATCGAGATGAATTGGCCCCTCTTTTTGATGGTGGAGGTCGTAATGGTACTGCTAGAAATGTTGCCGAACATGTTTTTGGTGAAGATATGTGGGAACCTTATTGGGACACAACATCTGACGTATATAGTGATGTAATTGAGGAACTTGATGAATCTAACTATGGACATTTAGAAAATTATATTTTAAAAATGATCGGTAATCAGGATTTGGTTGTTGACGATTATAGTTCTGATTTTTTTCATGATTTGGCAAAGTCTCAAAATAGAGGCGAGTTTTTTATGATAACCCAAAATGATGTTAATGAGTTACTAAAGGATTCTGAGGCAATGAACGAACTTCTTGATGGTGATCTATCCGATTTAAAAAGTGAATTATATTCCATACATAATAACGCCTATAATGGTGCATTTCAAGATGAATGTTACGAACTTGTTTATGGTGGTCTTGAGGAATTTTTTTCTTCTAAGATTGAGGACGTTCAGATTAAGTCAGGAGATAAAACAAAATGGGCATCGTATATTAAGATCAAGGATTTTAAAAGGGATGTTATGGAATTTATTGAACTTGAGGGTGGTAGTACATATAATGAATCAAGTTTAGCATACTGGAGTGGTTATGTTAGTATGTTAGGACATCTAATGGATAATCACAAGGTATATGATAAAATTGATTTTAGAGTACCGGATTATCCAGATTGGACCTACCTTAGAAAACAGATAAACGATCTTTTCCAAGACTATATATAATACGTTTTTTAAACTAAATCACTTAACTATTTATATATTAAAATAAAACTCATATCTATTATAAAAAAATAGATTATGAGATTATTAAACAAAAATTCAAAAAGATTTATAGTAAATTTATTTTCTGATTTTATTCTTTCAAAAATAGATAAAACAGAAAAAACTATAATACAAGTTTCTGACTGTAATAACTTTGTTGTTATTGCGGGTAAGAGTACCAGTAAAGAGATACTTGATCTACAATCAATAAAAGGGGAGTTCTTTATTAAATTTAAATCTTATTTAGATGGTGTTGGTATTGATCACATGAATATAATTGATATAATCACCTATGGTGCAACTTTAGAACCATTAGAGTGTGGTTGGGTAAATGTCAGTAAAGATGTGTATTATGATGTCTCTGAACCTGTGACAAACATTATAACAACTTCAGAATTTCCTTACGGACATAGTTTAAGTTGTGGTAGATCTATGGTATATTACTCTAACCACATATTTAATCATATGTATAGTTTGCTTGGAGTAAAAGATTTGAAATTTTATTTCACAACTGAGGTTGACTATGACGAAGATTTTAAAATTGAAATTTTATCTAAATCTAAAGTTAGTCCTAATGAAATTAAATCTTTGGTTTTAGATGTTTTTGATTTTAACCTAAATGAGTTCAATAATAAATTAACTAACTATAATCTTATTGACGACATTTTATATCAAGATAACAATAAACCATACATGGTACAGGACAGATTAGAACATGTAGTTTTAATATAAAGAAAAACCACCTAATGGTGGTTTTTTTATTTCTTAAAAAATTCTTTTATTATTTTTATCCCATCTTCAAGTTCGTCAAAATCTCTTTCAGGTGCAAATAATTTAGTTTTTGGTCTTTTTGAGTTTGGAGACTCTATTGTCATGAAAGATGGTACGTATTCATTCTTTGTTATTTCTGTAAAAATATCATACTCTTCTTTATGATCATCAATATCTCTATCAAAGTATTCAATATTTTCTTTATCCAACATGTTTTTTAAATCGTGACAATAAGAACAACCTTTCATGGTATATAGTATAACTATCTTATCCATATTTTATTTATTTAAATAATTTATACTATCATTATAATAGTTTTTATTTTGGTTTGACCCATAAGCATCGCAATTAGCGGATTTTGTTGTCTTACATGAAAATAAAACAAAGGTTAACAAAATTGATAAAATTATTCTACACATATTAATTTAATAAAAGATCTTTAACTAAACTTTTTATGTTGTTTTCAGCCATAACACCAACTCGTGTATCAACAACATTTCCCTCATTGAACATTTTTACGGTAGGGATGCTTCTAATCCCTAAAGTTGAACTAATCTCTTTATTAATATCTACATTCATCGTGTACATTTCAACTTCTGTTTCATTTTCCGTTGATACTTTTTCAAAAATTGGTTTCATCATCTTACATGGTCCACACCATTCCGCCCAAAACTCAACAATAACTTTTTTACCTGAGTTTATTTTTTTTGTTAGTTCATCACCACTAATTTCCATTATTTTAATTTTATTAAATTTTTTATGAAGAATTTTATTTCTTCTAATCTTTCAGGATCAAAATATATCATGGTTTCATAACCAACTTCATTTGTTTCCTTTTTTGATAAATATATGAATATGTCAGATTTATTTCTAAAAATGGTGTCCATATAAAAAAACCCGTTTTCATATGTTAACATATTACAATACTCTATTTTATAATTTTTTTCAAGTAATAATTCAGGAGTTAAATTAAGAGTTCCCTGTATCCTATTTTTAGATAATAGTTTACCTTCTTTATCATAAATTGATTTTAAGAACTCATCTTCCTTTCCAAAATAATCTTTTTTATCCATAATATAAGAATAAAAAAAGTGGTGAAAAAGTCACCACTTCTTTATTAAATCATTTCTTCGGCCAATTCCCAAAGTTTTGTGTTGATTGTGTTTTGTGCAATTATGTTATCAATTTTTCGCATCTTTGCCATATTACCTCTTTGGTTTGAAACTTGTACTCCACCACGGATAAATTTCTCTTGTACGGTGTTAAAAACTCTCCAAAGGTCATCTCCTTCATCTTCTTGTCGATTAGGTGTTAGAAGACCCAAGATTTCCATATCATTCAATGTTTTTTCAGTATTAAATCTAATTTTTGCGGACTCACGTACGAAATTTATTTTTTCATCAACCGTTAGTTCTCGAGACATCATACGACCAACAGATTGTTCAATAAATGGAAGTTTTTTAGAAAAGTTGTCTGCCAACTCTTTAACGTCGTCTAATTGAAAGTGGTTATGTCTCATTGTGAATCTCTCAGCAACTGCGGTTGGTACTGTTAATCCGTTTGAACACACAAGTCTGAATAGTCCTGCACTTAATGAAAATGCCGATGAACCGTTGTGTGAGTTTTTTACGATCGCCTCAACCAAAGTGTCCCCTACTTTTGGTAGTTCACTATTACGGAATCTGATCTCGTGTAGAGAATGTATTCCCTTTCCTGTTTGTTTTACTGATGCGATTTGCCAACCTTCTCTATCAAAGAATTCCAAAACCTGGTCTGTTGGTACAAAGGTGTACTTTTCTGTCATCTTAGGTGAGGCGGAAGTTGCAAATACTGAAGGTGCTTGTGTTTTAATAAGTTCTGGTGTGTAGATCATGTCTTTAGTTTTAAAATTATAATACAAATGTAATGGTTTATTTTAAATAAACAAAATTAATTTAAAATAATATCACCAAATTTTGTTCTTTGTATTATCTTCTCAATATAAGGTTTTTTTTCTTCCTTAATAATAGGTAATTTTAATCCCAATACTACATCAACAATTTGTGACTTTGTTAAAACATAATCCTGACCCTTTTCAAAATTAGAAATGGCCCTTTCTTTTAATTTTACATAGAATTCATCCTTTTGTAAGTCACCTATTAAAACAAGCAAATCATTAGGATTTTTTTCAAAAAAATTAATGAGGTTACTAATATAAACCTCTATGTCTACGTTTTTCATTTTAGTCTTCGCTTTTACAACCTCTCTTCTTTTTAAGTTCCGGTGGGAAGTTAACAATAAAGAAGTCTTCGGTTGGTATCATGTATTTAAATAACTCTTTAGGTAGTTGATCAACCTCAATGCCAGAATCTAATACTGACACAAATGTTAAACAATATAATGTTGATAATGATTTTGGTAAAGTTTTAAGTTCCTTATTCCCGGTAACGTTTAGGAATGATAATACTCCACACTCACCAATAGATTCAGGTAAACTTTTTATTATGTTGTCAGCAACAAAGGTCTTTAAATTTTTAAATCTTGATATATTTGCCGGTACATCAAATGGTAGTACTTTATCTGATTTGTTTTCTAAGTTAATAAACTGAGTATCTTTAGGTAACATTTCAAATAAAGTTTCTAACCCAAACATCATAGCAAATTTGGCAACAGAATCATTAGGGAAAGAAATAGGTAAATATGATAGGTCAAGATTTTTCTTAGCCAATTGTTTTGCGTATGAATTAATAAGTGCCTCATGGTAAGGTGCCATCTCATCACTCATAATTAGGGAAACATCCGCTTCACTTAATTTGTCAATATCTGTTAACAACAAAGATTTTCTTTTCTTTGAAAGGTAATAACCCTTGCTTTCTTCGTCACTTACTTTAAGCATATTACCATTAATCTTACCATCCATACCAATGTACTTGTGTCTTAAGTATGGTGTAAAGTTTGCCCATATTTGATCACCATTAGCAACAGTTGTTAAGTCCGGTGTTCTTAATTCTAACCATAATTCAACATTCTCTTCTGAACCTAATTCCTTTATTGCATTGTCTGTTGTTAAATTTTTTCTTTCAAAAGTCATCATCATACTTTGTTGTTCACTTGAGTAGGGATTAGGTTTGAAATATTTTTCTTTTCCGTTTAGGTTTGGTATTTTTTGTACAATCTCACTAAAAGGCATAATTGTAGATCCTGCATATTTTCCAGAGTTAGTTCCATCTGCCAATCTAAATTGTGTGTTATTTCTCCAATCGTTATCAACTAAGATTACCACCGCATAATTAACATCACTTTCTTTTAAGTTTTTATTAATTACATAGTATAAAGTTAAATTCTGTCTTAATCTATAGTTGTAATAATAGTTTGAGGATCCCTCCCAAGATGTACACCATCTTCTATCAGGAGCGAATTTTTTTCTAATATTAATACACTTATGTTTTTGATCAGGTGCAAATATTAATATAGTATCATCCTCATATGTAACATCAACATCATTAACATCAACTTCAGGCATTTTATATTCATCCTGCATAGGTAAAACGTCAACAACATGTTCAAACTCAAAAAAAGTCATCATACCCGCCGGTTTAGTATTAATAGGAACCAAAGGGTAGTTTGCAATATATCTATCAACCCTATTAACAACTTGTTCTATATTTTCTTGGGGATTTTCTTTAATTAACTTTTCAGTTAACTTTTCTTTCATAAAATTTTCAAAGTCTCTTCTTATTAAAGCAGAAAGTTCTATGGATGTCATAGTTAAAATGTCTTTTTTGAACTTCCTAGAATCCAAAGCTTTCATTTCAAAAAATTTCTTAATGTTTAACTTTGTTAATCTTTTATCTGCTCCGGCGTTTTTTTCCATGAAAGTCTTATAAATGTCATCAAAAGATTTTTTAGACTTTTGACTTTCAGACTTAGATTTTACAACGTCTTTTAGTTTTTGATATTCATAAGTAAATATATCCCTATCATTACCCTGTAAAGTACCTTTAAATCTTTCAAAATCAGATATTATAGTTCTTATATCTTTTTCAGGATCTTCCGTTTGTTTTTGAAATTTGTCTAACAATTTTTTAATTGTTGACTCTGGATATTCAAGTAATATCCTATGTTTTTTACTTTTATTTTCTTTAACTATATTTGATAATAATTTAACAAGTTCCATGATATTTTTTTATTAATAAATATTAGAATTATGAAAAAAAATCTTAATAGTTCATTATTAGTATCTCTTCTCCCATATTTTGTTTTGTACCTTTCTTTGCTGCCGCGGCTTTTGCAAACTCCTTTGATTCCCATCTGTATTCATTTTTAGGGAACCATTCAGATAATAAAGGGAAATCATAATACGATAAAGAAAACTTACCTTCAATGTTTTTCAACGTGTTTGCTAATCTTTCATGGTCTTGTCTATCAAAATCATGTTTAGAATAATAGTTTTCTGTTTTCCAATATGGTGGATCCAAATAAATGTATGTGGATGGTGAGTCATATTTTTTAATTACATCCGCAAAGTCCATATTTTCAACTTCTGTGATCTTAAGAAAATGATCAATCCAATCAGGTTTTGATAGTTTATCTCTAAACGTCAAATACTTTGACTTGTACTTACCTTTAAGGTCAATAAAAGAACTTGTTTCAGGTTTTGATCCACTAAATACTTGAGTTAAAACGTAAACATACTTTGCCGCGACTTCATAATCGCCAGGTTTTACGCTGAAACCTTCATTAAATATTTCAGCTTGGAACCTGATAAATTGTTCTTTATATAATGGTGGAGTTGGTTCCTCACCAAATTTTTGACAATCAATTGAGTTGATTGCTTTCAATAACTCCGTTGGGTTTTGAACACACTTAAATAGGTTATAATTTAGTGGATTAAAGTCGTTGTAAACAATTTTCTTTAGGTTGGGGAACTCTTTTAAGTCCATATTATAAAAACACCAATACATTCCCCCAAACGTCTCAACATACGTTTCCATATTCTTATCATAGAAAGGGACTATCCACTTTCCGATCTTACTCTTACCACCAATATAACTTAACATGGATAAAATATAAGATATTTATGTTAATCAGTCAATAAAAATTTTTTAAAAAAAGATTACAAATGTTTTGGTAGAACTAAAAACTCCATTATCTTTGTATTGTGGATGTGGTTAACCGCTAAACAAAATGGATGATTTGGTACACCATTTAAAAAACGCAAGTCGTGATGTCATCTTACGGTTATTAGAGACAGGTAAAAATACCTTCCTAACAGGAAAAATATAAAGGGGGACTTTTGATCCCCCTTTTTTTATTTCATTATATTTATTAATAATGAAAACATTAAATGTTCTTAAAAATTTAATTTTAGAAAATAGAGGTGAATACCGTAGGTTATTTACTTCTCCTGACGGAGTTAAATTTATTGCGACAACTCATCAAACAGAAGATAGAAAAAGTAATTTAAGTTATGATGAAATAAAAGACATAATTATAACTGCGATTAATTCCAATAGTAGTACACATAAACGAGTTGGTGTTCCTAACCTTATGATTTCAAAATTAATAAGAGACAAATATAGAAAAATACTTAATGAATTTTCCTTAAACCCGGAAGAAAAAAAAATAAAATTTGTACACAAAAGAAATAATAATGAAGATGAGGAGGTTTTTGACTACATTGAATTTATTCTTTCTCGTGAAGAAGATAATACTTTTTTTGTGGTGTCAAGCACTTTTTCCGATAATGGTAATTATTTAAAACTTTACGGTAAAGATGCGGTTCAAGCAAGAAAAGTTATAATAGAAAAGTATTTTCATTTAAGAACCGTGTTATTATAATTAATTTATGGAAAAGAAAGAAGCAACTAAAGTCACAGGATGTCGTAAATGTAATAAAGGACAAGAAAATTTACAAATGTTTTTAGTAATCTCAGGGGGATTATTATTTTCTTTGGCGATTTACGGAGCCGTTAGATTAGTTCAAGACATTATATCTTGGTTTTAATCCCTATCATATTTTAAATATGTTCTTATTAACAGATCGCCTATAACAGTCTGTAATTTAAATCCTTTACTCTTAATTCTTAATGGTTTAGATGTATCCATATGTTTTGGAAAATTGACTGATATGTCCCCATCAGGGTGTGGAATTATAAAATTATTTTCTTTAATCTCTTCTAAATTAAAAAACTTATTATAAATTAAATGTTCCCCAATTTTTTCAAATCCACTCTCATTTGTTAAATTAATTTTTAATAATAAATCTCCGTATATTCCATTACCATAATCACCCATATCATTTAGTCTCAACATTTGTCCATCATCAATACCATGCGGTACTTTAACTTCAACTGACTTTACCTCATCTTTTGTTCCAGATCCATGACAAGCATAACAAGCATTCGTTATAATTGTTCCAAATCCTCGACAAGAGTCACATGGAGATTGTACCATTTGTACAAACATCCCACTCCCCATTTGTTTCCAAGTAACCCCTTCTCCTTTACATGTTTCACAAACTTTTTTATCACCACCAGTGCCATTACAAGGATCACACTTTTCTTTTCTTTTATAATTTAATGAAACTTTTTCATTAGTGAAACTTTTTAAAACATCCACACTTAAGTTGATTACTCTTGATGGTTTTCTTTGTTGTCTAATTTGACTATTAAACATCTCATAAATGTCAGAAAATTGATTGAACTTTGAATTACCAAATGGGTTATTCTTTTGGATGTCGTACTCTCTACGTTTATTCTCATCTCCAATTACATCATAAGCCGCAGATATTTCCTTAAACAATTCTTCATCCCCACCTTTATCTGGATGGTTTTCCTTTGCCAAACTTCTATAAGCCTTCTTAATTTCGTCTTGTGTTGCCGTCTCCTCAACGCCTAATATGTTATAATAATTTTCAGAGTTCATTTATTAATTTTTTATTGTATTATTTGTAATATAGGATAAAAAATATGAAATATCTAATAGTCTTATTTAAAAATAAGAAAAGAAAAAAGATTTTAAATAAATTTAAAACATTAGAGAGGGCAAATAAATATTTTAACGATACCCTTAAAACAAGTAACAATGTTTTATTTTCAAAATCATTTGAGAATGGTAAACCTTGTAAGTATGAGATTGGTTTTTTAGAATCAGGATCAACAGACTTTAATTTATATTTTGTTAAAGATGAACTAGGAAGACAAATAAAAGTGGATATTGACGATCCTGATTACCGTCTTACTAAAATTGTTGATTATAATATTGAGGAGTTACTATATGATGTTGATGAAAAGAATAAAATATCTTTTGGTGGTTTTATTAAAAAGTACCTAACAAGTTCAGGAATAAAACTAATATCTAAACTTAATAATAAAGTTGCAATACAAAACGATGATAAGGTAAATTTGGTTTCTTTAAAGTCTATTGATGAATGTTCAAGATTTATAGATGTTCTTGAGGATTATTTAATAAAAAATGGTAGGTTGGATTGTATCTTGGTTAAAGATACCTCTAAACAACAAAAAAAATACCTTTATACTATTTTAGAGTCTAAAGGTATTGATAAATCATTTCTTTATAGAAGGTTTACTACGTTTACCAGGGAATAGTCTTTCCCAAAAACTTATTTTTTTCTTTTCAATAACTTCTTCTTCAATAACTTCTTCCTTGTAAATTTTATTATTGATAAAAACAATCTCTGTCCCTGAAATTTCAACTTTAAATCTTAATCTATTACTGTCAATTTTTCTAAAATTTTTTTGTACTTCTTTAAAATCCTCATCATCCAATTCATATACCAAAATTATTTTTCCTGAAGGAAAAATATTATTAGCAGCATCAGTAACAATAACCAATTTTTCTAAGATATCATTAATATTTTTTTCAGTTTCTCCCATAAAGTAAGTTTCTTAGGTTTTTTTGGTAATAGATCCTCTTTTTTTAATTCTTTGATCTTATTTATAAAGTTATTTTTTTCAAAATTTAAATCTTGAGAGTCTCTTTCTATTTCATTTTTTAGCCAATCAATCTCAGCCTCCAATTTGCTTTTCTTCTTCATCATCTTCTAACTCAATTTTAGGTGACTTTATTTCAAATTTCAATCCTTGTAAGTCATTTAATTTTTGTTTTTCAAAAATATGTTTTAGTTCTTCTATTTTTTGTTGGAATAGTTTGTCTTTTTCTTCTCTTTCCTTATTGTAAGCAATTATATTTTTTATATTAGTGATCTGATTATCTATTACTTGTTCATTAAATTCACTAACAAAAGAAAATAACCTTACGTTAGGGTTTTGGGTTTTACTTTCTAGTACGCTTTTTTCATCGACAAATTTTTTAGGTAATTTCCAAGTGTCTGGAAATTCTATGTCAAATGATAGATAATTTTTTAATTTTCTTACCGACTGTAAGTACGGAAATAAGATATTAAATTCTTGGAACATGCTCATTCGTTTGTTTGTATTAAAAATGTTATTATATAAGTTAAAGATAAACCATACAAAAATATTTCCCTACCACTTAAAACAATTGGTTTAGGATTACTCTGTAGTAGGGAAATAACAAATTTTAGAAAAATTCTAAATATTGATAATATTGAAAATATAAATACAAAAAAATATAATGTATTAATGTTTGTCATATTATACTTTTTTACTTTCTAAAATTTCGCCTCTTAATTGTTGCATTAAAGCTTTTAACTCCTGAGCCAATTTTCTTGCTCTTGTTCCCGCACTTTTATTACCCTCAAAAAATTTTGTGGTATCTACGCTAAGTTGTTCTGTTAAAACTTTGATTTTTTCAAGTGTTTCCATTTTTTATTATTATAGGTTTATTTAATATTAAAAATATCAATTTTAAGGTCTTAGTAAATATTAAACAGTTAAATTATTATCTAGTGATTTGTATATATTTAACATTAGGTCAAGATCTGATTGTGTGAAAGTTTTTTCTATGTTGAATATGTCATCAAAAAACTCTCCTATTGATTCTTTAATTTTTTTATCTTTTTGATTATAAAAAATCTCTATAAAAAATAATACAAAGTATTCATAATGTTTTCCCTCGTTGGTAAAAAATATACCTTCTTTACCAAAATTTTCTATTGTTCTATTCCAACACCATTTAAAATGATTAACTATATCTTCTTCAGACATTTTTATTTTGGTTTCATAATTATCTTCCTCCCCTAAAAATGTTTTTCTAATTAAATCGTATAATGAATATGAAAAATCATAATACAATTCTAATTTTTCCGGTAAGACATTGTTAATTTTAAACCACGTATCAATATCTTCTTTATTGATAGGTTTAGAGATATAGTTAAAAAAATTATCCATAGAGTTCATCTATGGATAATTATAGGTTATTATATTTTTATGTAAATTATTGTGTTTTTCTACCGTATGAAATTAAATTTCCTATTCTTTCTAAATCCTCGTTAATTTTTTTAGACTTTTTACTACTTTTTTTATCTCCACTTTCAACTTTATTTAAAAGATCAGAAGCATCATCACTTCCTGGTCTATCTTTAACAATAGGTTGTGGAGATTTATTATAAGCTTTTTTCTTAATTTGACCTAACAAATTCTTTTCTCTAATTTCATTTCTTCTTTTGTTTGTTGGTGTTTCTACCGCATTTGCCCATTTAGGATTGTTTCCTGTTCTTGACGATCCAACAACATTATCTTCAACCCACTCTTGGTTTGGAGTTAATTCATCGTATTCAATATTTTCTAATGCCGCCGCAGTAAAGTTTTCAACGTATTCTGCAACACTATCTGAAGGAACATACGCCATCTTATCCATTTCTTCTATCTCTCCATTACCCATTGGGAAATGTTTAGGTTCCATAGTAAATGACTCTTTAGATCCGTCTTTCATGTAATCTTTCATTTTTTTAGAAACTTCTTTGTAGTAATCTTGGTTTTCTTTTCCTGATTTATCAAAAGATCTTTCATATTCAGAATAACCTCTTGTTTTTTTAGATGGTTTTAATTTCTCTTCAGCTAAAGTCTCAATTAAATTAACAACTTGTTCTTCACTTAATCTTACAGTTCTACCTAATTTATCGTTGAATATTTCGTACTCATACATTTTTGTTCTAAATGTTTTTTCTCCTTTATTCCAAAAATCAGATGTTTTTTCCATATTATCATACATGTCTTCTTCAAGTTCTAAAAGATTAGATTCTTTCATTCCACACTCGGAACATTCTCCCTCCATTTTCAATCCACCACACTCACAAACATCACTTTCATTAACTTCAAATTCGTAGATTGGTTCTTCCTCTAAAGAAGATCTATCCATATATTCTTTATTTCCTAATTTAAATTTTTCACCTTTTTTTGTTTTTCTAAGTGCATCTGTAAAAGCATTTCCTTCTTCCATTTCTTCCTCAAACTCATCTAAAGAAGATCTATCCATATATTCTTTATTTCCTAATTTAAATTTTTCACCTTTTTTTGTT